AAATACTTTAGGTAATTAAATTTAGTTGCGTCTTCTACTAGGCATGGATTGGATCTAACCGAGTTATAGTTTTTAGCATGCTGTTCGTTTAAGTCGAACCCTAGTCCTTTCCATCCGTAATCTTTTTCCATTCTATAAGTAGTATTTCCCTTAATGGGGTCTGCTGAACCCATTTCAACATAGTATCCATCCCTCTTATAATTCAGGATGTCTAGTGCAAATGAGTCCGAAGAACTTATAAAGTTTCTTTTATCTATAAATTGTTCCATCTGATTCCTCTATTCCATCAAACAGTTCCTTGCTTAGAACTGCAGGTTTATCTTTAGATCCTTTAACAAACATTGTAGATATATATCTATAATTATTACTTTTAACTGGCAGCGTTCCATGTAATATGTTTCCACCATGAATCAACATGGACCTTGCTTTTGGCTTATGTATTAGATTTAGTTCTGGATACTCTATCTCTCCGCCCTCGTAATCATCATTATAATATATAACAAGACCGTATCTTATATGATAATCTTCATCGTATTTCCAATAATCCCTGTGTGTGCCTAAAAAATCATCTTTAGTGTATCTGGCAATATTTATTCCAGTAATCTCTAAAAACGAATCAAAAATCTTTTTACATTTAACATTTATGCCATCGTAAAGATTATCATTTAGTTCATGAACCATTGGATCTATTATTTTGCCATCCCAAAAATTAAACTCGTATGCATTCTTATCCATTGCATACCAGTAACTTTCATCTAGTAACTTTATCTGGTCTAGAATAAGAGACTGTTCTTTTTCTGTTATAAAATTTTCAACCTCATAAATGTCTGGTAAAAGTTTATTTATATTCATGATTATCCTGTTACATCATCATGAGTTTTACTAACAATTTCATTCCAAATGTCTTTGTGTCTTTGATCTAAAAATTCTTCAAACTCTTCTACGCCCATAGAGTTTTTATCATTGTAGTATTCTTCTGTTCCGTCCTGCCAATATTTCCAATAACTTCTAATTATGTACTTAGTTCCGTTTTCAACAATTTTTACTCCATGATAGACGGGGTGCTTGGATGGGAAAATTATTGCATCTCCCTTTGATGGTTTGTACGATATTCTGTGTAAAACTTTTGAATAGTCTTCTTCGAATACCTTAAAACATATTTCTCCACCATCATAATTATCATTTAGGTAAAACACAGAAGTTGTTTCAAATTTCATGCCTGGCTCGTAATCTCTTTCTAGCTGATAATCAGTATGATAATTCATGGCCTGGGTTCCAGAAACACCAGACATTTCATTATAGTAACACAAATCTGGGCTACCAAACTCCCAATTATCTAAAACTATTCCTTGAGACTCAGTATATTTTTTTGTTATGTAATAAAAAGAATCGGTAAATTCTTGAAGTGATTTGTTTTTAGAAGACTCAAGCGTTATTTTTTCAGACCATTCTAAATCAGATGGAAATTTTTCAAAACTAGATCCTCCTATAGGAAGATAAATTTTTTCTCCGAAAGAATACCATTGCATCCATTGATTAGAAAATTCTTCACCCCTTAGATAATTTATTAAATCATCACTTTGAGTTAGTATGTTTTTAAAAACCCAAATTTTAGGGTGAAGAACTTCCACTTCAATGTTATCAAAAGACAACTACATCATTCCATTCATTTGCTCGTGATAAGCTTTGATGTACTCCTCTGAAGGACCTCCTGGTCCACCAACAACATAGCCATCTACAAATATGAAACCTGGAGTAATATATTTTTCTCCCTCTTTCATAATATGAACTTGATGCTTGTATGGGTCAGTAGATGGGAATATTAGTGCGCTACCAGCTTTTGGCTTTGCAGTAAATGTAACCATGTCTTTAGTTCTTGGATCTAGAGCGTCGTCTGGTGGTCTCAAATGACCATTAACCTCTAGTCTTAAGTCTTCTGGTCTGATTACAAATGATATTTCTCCACCTTCATAATCGTCGTTCCAATAAATGATAATTGACCACTCTAAACTGTTATCTCCAGCCTGTCTGTCAAAATGTGCTCCCATGGCACAACCTGGAATATATTTAGAAATACCTACGAAAGGAGAAACGTTTGGCTCTCCCTTCAGACCTCTGTCTACAATAAAAGCTTCTGCAATATTTCTAATTGCATTTCTAATCGTAGAAATAATTAAGTCTACATCCTTTCTAACTTCTGGATCTAAACCTTCTACTTCAGCTAGATTGAAATCTTTTTTCTTACCAAAGATATTTCCATCTCTGCTGCTTGAGTTCCAGTTGTTCCACTTAGGAATAACCTTGTGAACTCTTTCGTCAGAATCCAGCTTATTGATTAAATCAATAATTTCTTGAGGATTCTCAATTACATCCGAATACATGTAAACATTTTCATGTAATCTTTCTTCTAGTTGCATTATTCGTTTTCCTCCATTTTATATTTATTTCCGTCTGGATCTAACTTATATCCTTCTTTTAGTGCATCTTGCCAACCAGCCTTTATCACTTCTTGCTCTTCTCTAATTCTTTTCATTTCAGCGTCCCAGGCATCAATTGTTTCTTGAGGGTAAGCACTCTGGTCTCTGTCGTCCCAAAATGATCCAAGCGTGTACCTAATGCCAGAAGTAATCATTGTAACCTCATGAGTATTATCAAACCCGCCTGCAAAAGCAGCTAGAGAACCTGTCTTAGGATAAATCAATTCATCTTGCTTATTGAACTTTAGTAGTCCGCCTTCAAACTCGTCATTAAGGTATAGGAAGGCAGCGTACCTGCTTCTTTCAAATGGTCCAGTGTTGCCTTCTAAATCTGTATTGTCTGAATGTTCTTTTGCAAAGGCTCCTGGCTCCCACTTCTGAGCATGAAAACCAATCTTGTGAATATCGGAAAATTGTTTTCCATGAACCTCTGCAACTGCTTCAACTATTCTATTCTGAAGCACAGAGAAAAAATCAGAAGGCAATCCGAATTGCTCTAGTTCTTCGTCACCGTCTTGCGGAAGAACGGAAGAATAAGATTCATAAAATGTAATTGGTGTCCAAGACAACTTTTCATTTTTAACCTGAGCTTCCATAACATCAATAATTGCTTGGGACTCCTCTTTAGTCAAAAAGTTTTCATACAACAAAATATCTTGAGTTAATCTTGTATAATTAGACATTTTTACCCCTCGTAAACACTTTCATAAAGATTCTTTCCACGCATTTCTGGATCTAATAGCGTCCTATAATACTCTTTACCTGCCTCAGGCTTATTTTCTCCAGTGTGTTCTAATATGGTCCAAAAGAAAGGAACTGTATATCTTATATTTCCTTTTATCTCGGTGACGCCATGTATATAATTCATGTCTCCTGGGAAAAAGTATGCTGCTCCTCTTTTAGGCTTAATTCTAACTCCTTGTAGAGGCCAGTAGATTTCTCCACCTTCGTAGTCATCGTTTAAATAAAATAAACTTGCTATGTCGTAATATGGAAAATCATTTGGCAGTCCTGCATCTGGACCATCATGTAGTTCTTTATCAGCATGAGGTTTTTGTAATTGTCCTGGTAACCATCTTACAATTGTTTGTCCAGTTGGCTGTACTCTAACATTAAAAAAGTCTTCTATAATTGGCTGAAGTCTTTTAAATAGACCTTCAATAACTGGACCAATTTTTGGATCATTCTTATCTAATGATGGTCTAGTTGCCACTCTATCTTTCCAATAGTTAGCATCATATATTGTGGTTCCATTTTCATTGACATGGCTTTCTGTATAATCCCAAATTGTTATACCTTTTGCAGATTTTTCCAAAAAGTCTATCTCTTCTTCTGTCATAAAGTTTTCTAGTTCAACAATATTATCTTTGCTGGTCCCAAAAAATCCTGATGGGGTGATAGATTTTGTCACCTGATCTAAATGATTTACATTCATCTTTTCCATATTAATATTATATCACTCCTCTATCTTTGTAGAAAAATCGTTAATTTTTAACCTTATAGCCTTTAATTCATGGTCACCAATTTTTGTTCCATCATACTCTACACCATCTCTATAAAAATTAGTAAACTTGCCCTGCATAGTTATTTCTTGCCAGACCTTGTTTCTTTCTTCTTTTTGTTTCCAAGAAAGCTCTGGCCACACCTTATCCTGAATTTCTAACTCTACCTCATTGTATTTAGCCAATGATATTGGAATAAAAGTAGCTATTGGAGTACCAGCTGGTATAGTTATTACTGTGTTTGGTCTAGTTATTTTCCATGCAACTGGAATTGCTTCTGGAAAAAAAGATGTGGATATAAGAGTTGTAAATGGCGCAGCACCATCTATAAAGTAATTAGGAGGAACTATTTGTAGCATTGTCGTGTCTTTATCTGTCTCAAAAAAGATACCAGTATAAAAACTTATTGTGCCATTAGAGCGTTGTGTACTACAGGCTCCAGCTGGATCCTTTAAAACCTTTACGTGTTCCGAACTTGAGTCAGATATTCCATCCCAAATAAACTCGACATCGTCTAGTAATGATATCGACCATCCAATTGTATTAGCTAAACTAACTGGAAAGCATTTGTATGCATGAGCATTATCAGTAGCATCCATCCAGTCTCTTTTTACTTTAGTCTGCTCTATCTTTACCCTATGTCCAGCATGTTTATAGGCTTTAACTAACACTTGGCTCATTCTCCCATTTAGGATCATACATTTCTTGTGAGTGGAACTTGCCACTATAATCTAACATAGTAACAATTGAATATTTTGTTCCCGATATAACTGGCTTTGCTTGATGTGGGTACATGTAGTTAGAAGGGAATATATATAAATCTCCAGCTTTTGGCTTAATATTCAGGTTTTGCAACCTGAAATATAATTCTCCACCATCGTAATCATCATTAACATATGCAACTAAAGAGACAGTACAATTATATGAGTATCCATGATCGTGGTGCTCCATAAAGTGTTGTCCTGGTCCATACTTAATAAAATTAAATGCTTCCCAGTATTTAAGGTCCATAAGATTATGTTCTTTTCTATAATCATTTACGGCTGGAGATTGTACATCAAATACGTCTTGCCACAATTTTTGAAGTTTTGAGGACTCTTCGCTTTTATCAAATTGAATGTCGGTCTTCTTGAATTTAAAATCTACACAGTCTCTATAATCTGGCATAAGTTCTTGATACCCAACATACGCTGGCTGCCATGCATACTTAGCGCCAGAATTTACTGGACTAAGAATGTTTTCTAGTCTGCCTATTACATCAATTTCTTTTTTTATAACATCTCTATAGACAAATATACCATTCCCTAGAGACTCTTTTGATGACCAAGTTTGCATTTTATTTGTACTCTCTCCTACTCCATACCTTGCTTTTATATACTCCGCCATCTGGTTGACGGTAGAATTTCATGTTGTCTGTCATTTTATCATATATATCTTTTTGTGACAAAAACTTTACCTCATGCTGCCAGTCTTCTCTTTTAAATGGAAGTATCTGTAAATACGGTGTTCCTGCTGGAATTGTTCCTTCCCATCCTTCAACCAAAAAGAATGGAAATGTGCCAGATAAATGGACACTATCATTATCTACAACTCCAGTTGTATTTAAAAACGGTAAGTCAAATCTATTCATTGGAGTCATATATAAACAGCTATACCCTTCAGGAACTTCTAATGCCCAATCTGGATACCACGCAAAATGTTCTTTATAATAACCAGTTGGATGCTCAAACTGAGGCATCGGATCTCTTGTTGTACAAAAACCTGCATTTTTTTTATCATCTATTTTTACATTAATTTTTCCATTTTTATCTTTATAGAATGTTATATCACATGGAGTCTTAAAAACATAACCAGTAATAAATGCATCCATAACTGCTGGACAAGCTTTCCAAGTTGGGATATACCCGTAATCATTATTTGTACCCTCTTTTGGAAAAGGACAAACTTCCTTGGTAGCTTTGTAATATTCACCATTGATTGGGTTTTTAGCAAACCTGTCGGCATCCTTGTACCATTTAGGCATAACAGAATGAGTAGTTCCTGGCACTGATGGGCTAAATTTTGTTAGCCATGGTCTAAATGCTGTAAAAATTATTTTATTAATATCCGCCTGAACTTTCTGATTTATGATATAAATCATTATAATCCATCATGATAACTACAGCATACTTAATTCCTGAACTTATATTTAATGATGCATGCTCGTATACATAATTGGATGGGAACAACATAATGTCTCCAGCCTTTGGCTTAACTGTTAATCCATGTCTTGGAAATTCTAGTTCCCCGCCTTCATAGTCATCGTTCAAATAAACTATTGCAGAAACTGTACATGTATAAAATGGTCCATGGTCTGCATGTATTTTAAAGAATTCACCTGGCATATATTTTACAAAGTTAAATGCTTCTTTATACTTTATTGAAAAATGCCATAATCTTTCATAGTGCTGCAATGCAACATTTAATCTATCATTAACCATGTCATGAGCTTTTGCCAAAGCATCATTTTTAGGAATATAAGTTCCAAGAGCTTCTTTTTTATATTTTAGATCATAACAATTTCTTGCATGGGTGGTTCTTTCTTTACCATTAACACTGGCTTCATTCCATTGAATTTTTGGTATGCCTAAAGATATTTCATTTTCAATTAAATCTATAATGGTTTTACAGTCATCTTTATTAACTGCATTTCTATACAAGTGGATGCCGTAATCTAAATTAATAACCTCTATACCATCTTGTATAAATTCAGACTCTAATCTTGTTTTTGTTTTTTCTAATCTTGGTAAATCATACCATTCCATAATATCTCCTGTACATGTATGTAAATTGTATCATATACGAAATATATAAACAATAGCTAAGTGGGGGATTTACTCCCCCACTTTTAATTTATTAGTATCCGAATCCTGGGAAGAATGGTCCGCCACCGAATCCTGGGAAGAACGGGAAGAACGGTCCAAATCCTGGGAAGAACGGTCCGAATCCTGGGAAGAATGGTCCCTTAAAGTATGGGAAGTACGGTCCGAATCCTGGGAAGAATGGTGGGAAGAACGGTGGGAAGAATGGGAAGAATGGTGGGAAGAATGGGAAGAACGGTGGGAAGAATGGGAAGAATGGTGGGAAGAATGGTGGGAAGAACGGTGGGAAGAATGGTGGGAAGAATGGGAAGAATGGTGGGAAGAATGGTGGGAAGAATGGTGGGAAGAATGGTGGGAAGAATGGGAAGAACGGTGGGAAGAATGGTGGGAAGAACGGTGGGAAGAATGGTGGGAAGAATGGGAAGAACGGTGGGAAGAATGGTGGGAAGAATGGTGGGAAGAATGGTGGGAAGAATGGGAAGAACGGTGGGAAGAACGGTGGGAAGAATGGGAAAAACGGCGGGATTGTAGTAACGCTTCCAG